ATCCATAACTTGCTCCTGATGTAGAAGAGCCTACTGCCTTCATAGCGTAAAAAGCAGATGTACCATTAGCTATTATATTAGCAGAGAATGTAGCTGCTCCTGTGGATGCTATGGTAAAAGTATTTGTTAAACCACCTCCAACTGGTCGTGTATAAAAATCTAAACTTGTTCCTACATTATCCGTAAGTGCTGTTGCTCTAATTGCAGCTACTGTTGTAGATGCTGAATTATCCCACGATATTTCTCCTCTTGTTCCTGTTGTTCTTGATGCAATTTCTTTTAATAATAAAGTAGGAATTGATTTTATAATATCTAAATTACCACTAAACCTTCCTGTACCATTAACATCTAGCTTGTAGCCTGAATCAGTAGTAGTTCCTATACCTACGTTGCCACCATTAGGGTTTAATAATAATGGGTTAGCAAAAGAACCTGATAAATTGGCTTTGTTACCAACTTGTATCCAAGATTTTCCACTTGCATTATCAACACCCATATCCATAGCATAGTCACCGCCACTCGTCATTCTTATAGAACCATTTTGTGTAGTTCCACTTGTTGCTGGCAAACCACTTGTTCCATTTACTGTTAACCATAGTGTCGGGGAAGTAGTACCTATACCTACGTTACCCCCAGAGGTTAATGCCATAACATTTGTACCACCTGCTACTTGAAATAAAATATTATTAGTAGAATTTGCTCTAAAGAAGGCATTACTACCATCTACCGCCATTAAGAATGTTTTGCTCGTATTAGAATGAGTTAAAAATACTTCAGGAGTATTAGGTACTGTTACATTAATATTACCACCCGTTGTTACACTACTTGAGAATGTAGCTGCTCCAGATGCACCTAAATATAAGATATTAGAATAAGTGCTACCCGTTTGTGTAGTTGATTGTTGAATTGCAAAATCACCAAAGGCTGCTAAATCGTTAGCTAATCTCCAACTTTTTGAACCCGCTGTTGCACCATAATTTATTATAAAACCTCCTGAATTACCAAAACCTGTATTTGCAGAAGTAATATTACTATTTGAATTAATAAAACTACCTGCTTGTATTGAACTATTAAAAGTTGCAGAACCTGTTTGTGTTATTCTAAATTTTACACTAACTGAATCTCCACCATATATATAATCACTTCCTAAACTTGTATTTGTTGTAAAAATTTGTAAACCACCACCACTTGCATTATCTTGTCTAAATGTTACTGCGTAATCAGCATTATTTGCTATTGCAGTAATTGCTCTCCCTGCGTAACCTGCTCCTCCAACAGATAATAAACTTAAAGCTGAACTTGTTGAAACTCCTACATTACCACTAAATAAAGCACTTGTTCCACCCAATGCACCTGTTAAAGTACCCCCTGCTAATGCTAAATAAGTTGAAGCCGCAGCACTTGTTGTTAATAAACTACTTGTAGCTACACCGCTATCAGTTAGAATGTTGTTTGTTATATTAGCTATTGCCATAATCCAAATTTAATTATTTTATTTTATACTACTGTTAGTTCAACCCATCCTGTACTTGTTCTTAACCATAACCCTTCAACCCCATCAGTTTGATATACTATTAATCCTGTTGCAGGACTACTAATTGCCGTTCTTTGTGCTGATGTCATTCTTGGTGGTAAGAAACCTTGAGTAGTTGAATCTATTTGAACTTTAGCAGAAGCGTTTATTGATGCACCTGTACCAATTCCTATTCTTTTAGTTGAATCTATTCTCATAGTTTCAGTACCACCCGAACCTGATGCAATTACAATATTTGCACTTCCAACTATTCCGAAATCAGATATTGCTAATCCACTTATTGTATTTGCACCTAATCCTATATATGCTTTTTCAACTCCACTTGCAGAATATGTAGTATAAAATCCACTTGCATTTGTAGAATTAAAATTAACTAAAGTTGCAACAGAACCTCCCACATTAAAAATATAACTTCCTAATGTTGTAGTTCCAACACCTGTTTGCCCTGCCATATAGTTAGTAGCCGTTCCTGCCATATACAAGTTCCACCTGTTTGTACCACTTGCTATGTTACCATAAAAGCCGAAGTTGTTTGTAGCACCTGTCAAAGAATCTATAAATACTCCATACTGATTTGTTATAGATGAACCTGCACCTATTGTAGATTGTTGTAAGTTAATGTGAGTATATGATGAAAGTGTAAATGCAGAAGCAGCCGTATTTAAAGTATTTAAAAAACCAATTGCACTTGCAGTAACATCACTTTGCACAGTTCCATTTTGCCATATACCATATATTGTAGTACCACCTGTCATTGTTTTAGCTACTCTTAACGATGCTAACGCTAAAGATGTAGTACCTATTCCAACTGAACCAACTGAATTTATAGTTAATTTTTCAGTTCCTGATGTATAAAAAGAAGCTGTTAACGATGTAGAAGATGCGTTAAAAATAGTAGATACTGCTCCTGCATCAATTGCTCCTACATAAGCAACATTTCCTGAGTTAATTCCTAACATACGCACAGTCGTTGCTGTGCTTGTCAATGATTGATAATATGATGCGTTTGGAATTGTAATATTACCCGTTGTAGTCAATGCCCCCTGTACTCTTGCAGTACCATTTACATCTAAAGTATATCCTGATAAAGTTGTTGTACCTATGTTTAGTACCCCTGCTAAATAGTTAGCAGCAGTTCCTGCCATATAAAGATTCCAACGATTAGTACCGCTTGGAATATTCCCAAAGAATCCGTAGTTGTTGGTAGCACCAATAAGATTACTATTTACAATTATTCCATATTGGTCTGTTACTGTACTTCCTGCTCCGAATGTACCTTGTGTTAAACTTATATGTCTAATTGCACTAACAGTAAATGTAGCAGCAGCAGTATTAGCACTTGTAATTATATAGTTTACATTTGTTGCTGTTGATGATGCTTGGCTATCTAAAAATATTGAAGATGTAAGAGTAGAAGTAAAAGCCCTTGATATTCTAAGCATAGTAGTATCAATGCTTGTATTGCCTATACCTAAGTTTCCTCCTAAATAGTTATTAGCAGTACCTGCCATATAGATGTTCCAACGATTAGTACCGCTTGGAATGTTTCCGTAGAAACCATAGTTATTTGTTGCACCAATCATACTAGAATTAGCAATAAATCCAAATTGGCTTGTAATAGTAGAACCTGCACCTATTGTACCTTGAGTAGCACCATAATGATAAAAGCTAGCTAAAGTAAATGCCGATGCAGCAGTATTTAATTCACTTATACTATTCCAAGCTGCACCTGTAACATCTGATTGAACTGTGCCACTATTATAAATTCCATAGGCAGTAGTACCACTTGTAATAGTTTTACTTACTCTTAATGAAATAGTTGCGTTAGCATTAATACCAACACCTAATGAGCCATTTACAAAGCTATTTGAACCTAAAGTAATCAAAGAACCTGTATCTGTAATATTACTATTACCTATTGTATATGTACCATTTATTTTAGGTAAATATCCCGATGTCCAAGTTCCACTTGCTAACACAGGATTAGTTAAAGCACTTTGCTTATTGTTAAATGTGTTAAAATCAGTAGCACTTAAATATCCATCACTACTTACTGATGATTGAGCAATGCTTATTGTTCTATTTGCACTTAAATCACCACTACCACTTACACTTATTGAACCTAATCCTGTTATTGTTCTTGTAATAGGAACATAACTAGATAAATCACTTGTTAAAGCTATTGTTCCTGTTGCATTAGGAAAAGTAAAAGTATATCCTGTTGCAGATGGTAAAGTAAAAGTATTACTAATACCACCACCACTTGTGAACTTAACCCCATTAGTTAATCCACCTAAATTCATATACCCTGCTAAAGAACCGCTTGAAGCATTTTGTAAGAATATGCCTCCGTTGTTTTTAGTAGCATCATTAAAAGTCTTTGTACCACCTATTGTTTGAGCAGTAGTTAAATCTACATAGTTTGCTAAATCACTTGTTAAAGCTAAAGTACCTGAAGCAGCAGGGAATGTATAATCATATCCTGCATTGTTTTTAAATATTAGTCTATTAGATGTAACCGAATCTCCATCCGTTATGTATAAACTTGTATTAGTTCCACTAGCGGTAAATTGTAATGAAGTATATCCTGCACTTGTAATATACGGAGAGCCTACTTTTTTAAATAAAGTACTCGTATCAAATAATGCAGTACTGCTAAATGTTTTTGAACCTGCTATCGTTTGAGTTCCTGTTGTAATCAATCCCCTTGCAGTTGCACTCGCATCAGGAATGTTAAAAGTATGCGTAGCCGTTGTACTTGAAATATTGAAATCCGTTCCACTCGTTCCTGTTTGAAAATATTGCACTTGAGCAGTCAAACCATTTAACGCAGTAATACCTGTACTAAATGTCGTTATAACTTGACATAAATGACCATTTTGAGTATGAATAGTTGTAGTCTTACCACCGCTATTCGTAGCGTATAATTTAACCGCCAACCTATCCGTTAAAGTTAAACTTGTTTCAGGAACTGCCATCGCAAATGTGTACAAATTCAAAGCAGTACCATCGTATATAATCTCATTGCTACTTGTAGAAATCAAAGTAAAAGTAGTACCATCGTACTTGTAAAGTTCTGCATACATCTGCGGAGTACCACCATTAGAACTCATTTGTGCATAAATCTCATAGTTCCAATTTCCTGCTGGTATGTTTAATTGTGCAGGGTCGTTAGCATCCGTTAAGAAAGCTACTATAAAACCATCTCCTGTTTTAGCGAAATCAACCCCTGTTCCTATCACCGCAGTTTTACTCATTTCGTAATAAGTAGTACCACCAATAGTGCCTTGACTTGTTCCTCCGTTAAGATAATACGAAACCGAAGAACCGCCACCGCCACTTGAAGGGAAATCTGCTAAAGTACCATCTCCCCTGATATATTGTGAAGCAACACCTGCTCCTGTTACTGCAATCGTTCCATTAGCCGTTAAAGGGCTATTTGCGACACTAAAAGCACTCGGCATAGATAAACCTATGGAAGTGATTAAAGTAGGGAATGTGGTCAAGTTTCCTGCTCCGTTTACATATTGTAGATTCGTTCCGTTGAATCCTATGTTAATCGTTCCGCTTGTTGTAATTGGTGAACCTGTGATATTTAAACTATCTCCGCTTTCAGTAATCGCTACACTCGTAACTGTTCCTGTTGCGCCTGAAGCCCTTTGCCATATTGAACCACTATAAATAACTTGGTCGCCTACTACAAAAGCAATAGCACCAGCACCGAAGTCAACTGTTCCTGCTACATTACATAAGTAAACATCACCTTGATTTCCTGTACCATTTACAAGGGTTGGTGTGTTAGTAGCAGCATTCCAAGTACCCTTGTACTCCATTACGGAGTTAGGTAACTGACTTACTAAAATCTTACCATTGACATCAAGTCTTGGCACACCATTTGCAACATCAAATCCTAATGAAGTCAATACCCCACTTGTTCCAATAATTACATCTTGTAAATTCCTCACTTTCGCACCTGCTGAAACAACTATTTGATTTGCCATCTTATATTAATTTATAACTAAATTATTGAAATAATGCCCTAATAAACTCCCCACTTTCTAATACCCTTCCAAATGTCAATACCCCTGTTGTACTATTCCACTTGACTTGCTCATCAACTGCCGTTCCTGTCGTTAAAATATCTTGAACATCAATACCACCACGAGAAACATAAAGACAAGCCTTGCCTATCATATCGCCATAAGTGATTGTAGTTTCGCCACCTGCTGCCGTTGTTCCCTTTGTGTAA